ACTTTACCGTAGTAGAAGAGACCGGTCCATTCTACGAAATTAACATCCAACACCCAGAAATTCAAGTTGGAAGATTTTTAGAAATTGATAGCGTGTCTTATGAAATAACAGAAATATTAGAAGATGTTGTTACTATATATTCTTTATCTGGTCCAACAGAATTAGAAGATGGAATTGCATATATATCATTCATTCAATCAGACGCTTGGTCTGAAGGTGGAGAGTTTGATTTAGAGGTGTATTCACCTGCCATAGAAAAAAGATATGAAACATTTAAATTAAAACCAAACACAGCACTTTTCTTTAAATCTGACCAGTGGCATAGAGTTAGACCAGTAAAAAGTGGTGTGAGAAAAAGTATAGTAGGATGGGTGTTAGGTAAACAGTGGAAATAATATCACATTATAATCATGAATTAAAAGAAAAGATAGTTAAAGATATCAACAAAGTAAATCCTAATTTAGTCATTGATGTAGGATGTGGTAGTTATTGGAGTAAACCAAGAATACAGAATGTAGTGGGATTTGATCAAAAAAAATGGAAGAGAAATAATTTTAATTTTGGTGAACCAGATTATATCTGCACAATAAAAGAAGCAAAGTTTGAGTCAGAATGTGCAGATGTTGTAATGTGTATAGGTAGTTTAAATATAGATGACCATAATGTAGTAGAGGAAAAGAATCGTAGATGGACAAACGAAGATATATTATCAGACTTTAACATTATATACAAATGGTCAAGAAGATACATAGTTATGAGAGCAAGATGGGAACTAGATTTTATAGAGGAAGTTGCAAACCTATATAATTTAAAGTTAGTAGGTGAAATAAAAAACTATCCCAAACCTATAAGGCCACATAATTATTACTGGTGGTGGGAAAAATGATACTTGAAAAAATTGATGAAGTGTTTATGAGAGTAAGTGATGCAGACGAAGATGTTGAACATCTACTAAAAGATTATTTTACTTTTGAAGTGCCAGGCGCCAGATACATGCCACACTATAGAAAACGATTGTGGGATGGAAAGATAAGGCTCTTTGATTTAAGATCAAATAGATTATACATTGGTTTGATGGCCTATGTCAAGCGTTTTTGTCATGACAATCAAATAAATTTAGAACTGAAAGGATTCGATAATGCTAGGAATGTTATTCGTGAGAACTGCCGAGATTTTGCCACCTCAATCCTACCAGCATCAATCACAATACGAGACTACCAAATTGATGCTGTGCAACATGCTTTATCAAGAGATAGGTGTTTTCTTGTTAGCCCTACTGCTTCGGGCAAGTCACTCATAATATATATTTTAACTAGATATTACCAGTTACTACAAGAAAAGAAAATACTTATCATTGTACCAACTACATCTTTAGTTGAACAGATGTATGGTGATTTTGTTTCTTATGGTATGAGGAGAGATAGACTTCATAAGATATACTCTGGTTATGATAAAGATACAGATTTACCAATAGTGATATCTACATGGCAATCAATCTATAAACAGCCCAGGAGTTATTTTAAACAGTTTGGTTGTGTGATTGGTGATGAGGCCCATTTATTTAAATCTAAAAGTCTTACTAAGATTATGACTTTTCTTACAGATTGTAAATATAGATTTGGATTCACTGGTACACTTGATGGAATGGAAATGCACCAGTTGGTATTGGAAGGATTGTTTGGTAATGTTCATAAAGTTACATCCACAAAAGAGTTGATTGATAAGGGAACTCTTTCTCAACTAGATATAAACTGTGTGGTTCTTAGACACAGCAAAGAGGAATCTAAGAGAGTTAAAAAATACACATATGCAGAAGAACTAAATTACATAGTATCACATGCAAAGAGAAATGATTTTGTAAAAAAACTTGGAGAGACAGTAAAAGGTAATACACTTATATTATTTCAACTTGTAGAGAAACATGGAAAAATTCTTTATGATATGATAAAAGATGTTGACAAGAAAGTGTTTTTCGTGTATGGTAATACAGAAACTAAAACTAGAGAAGAGATAAGAGGTATTGTTGAAAAAGAAAAAGATGCAATTATTATTGCTTCGTATGGTACTTTTTCCACTGGTATTAACATTCGTAATCTTCATAACATCGTGTTCGCAAGTCCAAGTAAATCAAGGATTAGAGTGTTACAAAGTATTGGCAGAGGACTACGAAGAGGAGATAAAAAATCCTCTGTTGTGGTGTATGATATCGCAGATGACATAACATATTTAAGTAGACAAAATTTTACATATCGTCATTATTTACAAAGAATAAATATTTACGAAACAGAACAATTAAACTATAAGATACAAAAGGTAAAATTATATGGATAAAAAATATGATATATTAAAAATGAATAATGGTGAGGATGTAATATGCAAAATCACTAAAACTACTGATTCGCATTATGTTATATCTGATGCTTTGAAGATGGAATCAATTTCTAAACTAACTGGTAGAGGTTTCATGGAAACCTTAGCATTATCTAGATGGTTGCAACCATTTACGGAAGAAACTGTTCACGAGATACCTATAGATTCTGTGTGTCTAAAGTTAGATGCTTCTGTTGGACTTGGTAAATACTATAAAGATGTAGTTACTAGAATGAATGATTCTAATAAAGAAGCATGGCCTGAACCTACGGATGTAGATTTAGACGAAATAGAAAATGTTACGGAACTAGATAATAAGATGAATGAATTGTTTGATATTATAACTAAACCTAAAACTATTCACTAAAAAAAGACTTGACATTGTAGTGTGTTTCGTGTAATATGGAACATAACTACATTGTTAAGGAGATACGACATGAAACCTAATCCACACTATATAAACATGATTATTAACTTCAGCATACTTGGCACACTGATTTATGTCGCAATACAAGTTTCATGAGGAAAGCAAAAGATAAAGCTCATTATGTAGATAACAAAAAGTTTCTACAAGCGATGAAGGAATATAAACAAGAATGTATTGATGCAGAAGAGACAGATGATGTTCCAGTGATATCCAATTATATTGGAGAGTGTTTTCTAAAGATAGCACAAGGATTATCTTATCGTCCAAACTTTATCAACTACACTTATAGAGATGAAATGATTGCAGATGGAATAGAAAACTGCTTACAATATATTCATAATTTTAATCCAGACAAATCTAAAAATCCTTTTGCATATTTTACACAGATAATCTACTATGCATTTCTTAGGCGGATTGCAAAAGAAAAGAAACAATCACATGTAAAACATGAAATGATATCTAAACAAGAGTATGTTCCTTTTACTACACTTGATGGTGATACATCAAAATATAATGTCGAGGGGTTTGATCCAAATGTAATGGTGCCTGAAGAAGCAGTTTACAAACCGAAGAAGAAAAAAGAAGACCCTAATAAACGAAATGGATTGGAGAACTTTATGGATTTTGACGAATGAAAATATGGATAATAACAATAATAATGTGGTGGGCAGATCCAAACTTAGCAAAAAGCCCAGATGCTGTTGAAGTAGAAACTTTACATGGTAAACCACTTTACTTTCTTAGTGAAGAGGAGTGTGGTAAACATGTTGATGATAATTTAGAAGCATTAAAAGGATTTGGAAAACGAACTTATCCTACTGCTGATGCAGTAAAACAAATATGGTGTTTACCAAGGACTAAATCATGAACTGTTGGCATTGTGGACATGAGTTGATTTGGGGTGGAGATCACGATATAGAATCAGAACCAGACGAACCAGCAGAAGAATATGACATGGTGACAAACCTTTCATGTCCAAACTGTGATGCATATGTAGAGGTTTATCGAAAGAGAGATAATGAAGATAGCACTAATAACTGATACTCATTTCGGTGCTCGGAATGATAATATATTTTTTGATGAATACTTTTACAAGTTCTATGAAGGAATATTTTTTCCTTACCTACAACAACATGGTATTAAAAATTGTATTCACTTAGGTGATGTCATGGACAGACGAAAGTTTGTTTCCTATAGAACAGCGAAAAATTTTAGAGAAAGATTTCTACTACCATTTAATACTCTAGAGATAGATTTACATATGTTAGTTGGTAATCATGATATCTATTTTAAAAATACAAATGACATAAACTCATTACAAGAGTTGATAGGACAAGAACAAAGAAGATTTAAAATCTATCCAGAGGCTGAAACTGTGGAGTTTGATGGATTACCTATTCTCATGTTACCTTGGATAAATCCACAAAATGAAATATATTCTTTTGGTATGATTGATGAAACACCAGCGACTATTTGCATGTCGCATTTAGAACTGAAAGGTTTTGAAATGCATGGTGGACATGTATCAGAAAATGGATATGATAAAAAAGACTTTACAAAGTTTGACACAGTATTCTCTGGACACTTTCATAAAAAGTCTGATGATGGACAAGTATTTTATTTGGGCACACCATATCAAATGACATGGAGTGACTACGGATGTCCAAAAGGATTTCATATCTTTGACACAGAAACTAGAGAACTTACTAGGATAGAAAACAATCTTAATATATTCCAAAAAATATACTATGATGATTCTATGAGAGATTATGATGACCATGATTTTACACAGTATGCAGAAAAATATGTAAAACTGATTGTAGTAAATAAAAAAGATTTATATCAATTTGATAAGTTTACAGAAAAATTATTGAAAGCAGATGCACATGATGTGAAGATTGTAGAGGACTTTTCAGAACTCAATGCAAACAATGTGTCGGATGAAATAGTTGAGGGAACACAAGATACTATGACAATATTAAATAGATACATAGAGGATTTACCTATAGACTTAAATAAGAAAAGATTAAAATATATTATGAAGTCACTTTATACTGAGGCACAAGATTTAGAACTATGAGAAGAATATTAGTTATGGGTTTATCTGGAAATGGTAAAACTTGGTTAGCGTCACGGATGAGTAAACTGATGCACATTCCACATTGGGATGCTGATGTAGTTCGTGAGATATATAAAGATTGGGATTTTTCAGAGGGTGGTAGAATAAGACAAGCATATAGGATGAATAGTTTAGCATCTAAAGATAGTCTTAGTATTAGTTCTTTCATCTGTCCTACTGAAGAACATAGAAGAATATTTGACCCAGAGGTTGTAATCTGGATGGATATAAACAAAGAAAGTGAGTATAAGGATACTGATAATATCTTTGAACCGCCAGAACATTATGATATAAGGATTACTAAATGGATAACAGAAGACCAACTGTCCAACTGCTTGGAAGGTATCAACCATGGCACGATGGACATACACAATTATTTAAACGAGCTCATAAAAAGACTGGCCAAGTTGCAATAATGGTTCGTGATACTGGAGAACAGTATCATAATAGAGATATGATAAAAATTAAACTTGGTGAGGAAGGATATGTCTACGGAGAGGATTATATTATTATGGATGTTCCTAACATAGTGAATATTACATATGGTAGAGATGTAGGATATAAAATTGAGCAAGAAAAGTTTAGTGAAGAGATTGAGAGTATTAGTGCGACAGAGATTAGAGGAGTTCCAGTTTGATTGTATTTAAGAATGTGAAATGGAAAAACTTCTTATCTACTGGAAACACTGGTATAAGTATTGATTTAGATAATAGTTCCCAAACTCTTATTATTGGTGATAATGGTGCTGGTAAATCTACAATACTTGATGCAATGTGTTTTGGTTTGTTTGGTAAACCATTTAGAGTTATTAGTAAAAACCAACTTGTAAATTCTGTAAATAATACTGGAACTGAGGTTGAGGTTTCTTTTGCGATTGGAACAAAAGAGTACAGAGTTTTTAGAAGTATTAAACCTAACAAGTTTGAAATCTACTGTGACGATAGATTAGTCAATCAAGAAGCTCATTCTAGAGATTATCAGAAAGTATTAGAACAACAGATTCTAAAACTAAACTACAGTTCTTTTACACAAGTGGTAATACTTGGTAGTGCATCATGGGCTCCTTTCATGCAACTCAAGTCTGCAAAAAGAAGAGAAGTTGTTGAGGAGATATTAGATATTAAAATCTTTTCTCTCATGAATATGATTGTAAAGACACATATAAAAAATATTGTGGATGAGACTAGAGAAGTTTCACATAAGTTTGAGGTTACACAAACAGAGTATGATTTGTCTAACAAGTATATTAACGAAAGTAAAAGTGAGAAAGCAAAACTTAGAACAGATAAAATACGACAGATAGAACAGAACGAAAAAGAGATTACAAGAAGAGAAGAAAATATAATACGAAAGAAAAAAACTAAAGATGAGTATTTACAAAAGATTGCAGATGCAAATAAGATAGAAGAAAGACTTGCAAAGATGGTTGGTATTCGTGCAACTCTAGTTGAGAAACACAAGAACCACAGTAAGTCGGTAGACTTTTTTAAAGATAATAAAATATGTCCTACTTGTGCCCAGGAAATAAATCAAGAGTTCAAGGATAATATACTTTCTAGTAAACAAGGCGAACTTGATGAATTAGAAAAGGGCATGAAAGAACTTAAAACTCAAATGGAAAATGCTCAAACGAGACAAAAAGAAATAGACATGTATTCTAAAAAGATACGAGAACTGGATGTAGAAATATCATCAATAGGATATTCTAAATCAGAACTAGAAAAGTTCAATGTCAAATTAGAAACTGAACTAGAACAACTAGACAGTAAAGAAAAGTCAGCAGATGAATCTAAGTTAGAAGGTTTACAAACTAAACTAGAAGATTTAGATAAACAACAATCAACTCTAAAAGAAGATAGAGAGTATAACGAAGCTGCAAGACAGATGTTACAAGATACTGGTATCAAAACTAAGATTATTAAACAGTATCTACCAATCATGAATAAACTAATCAATGCATATCTACAATCTATGGAGTTCTATGTAAACTTTAATCTAGATGAGAACTTTACAGAGACAATCAAATCTAGATACAGAGATGCATTTAATTATGCTTCGTTTAGTGAGGGTGAAAAGATGCGAATAGACTTGGCACTTCTTTTTACATGGAGAGCGATTGCAAAGATGAAAAACTCAACTAATACTAACTTACTAATATTAGATGAGATATTTGACAGTTCACTTGATGGACAAGGAACTGATGAGTTTCTAAAAATACTAGGAACTCTGGAAAACGAAAATGTGTTTATTATTTCACATAAACAAGATCAACTAGTGGATAAGTTCAGTAATGTCATCAAATTTGAAAAGTTTAGAAACTTTAGTCACATCAAAGTATAGGGTAATATATGCAGATCCGCCTTGGACATTTAAATCATATTCTAATAAAGGTGATGGACGGAATCCTAACCAGCATTATGATTGTATGTCTTTTAGCGATATATGTAACCTCAATGTTAATTCTCTTGCCGATACTGATTGTGTATTGCTTATGTGGTGCATTGACCCTATGTTACCACAAGCATTACAAGTTATTGAATCGTGGGGGTTCAAGTATAAAACAGTGGGTTTTACTTGGGCGAAACAAAATAAAAAGAGTATGGGAATGTTTACGGGCCTAGGGTATTGGACTCGTGGTAATCCAGAGATGTGTCTACTTGCTACGAAGGGAAGTCCTAAAAGACTTTCTAAATCTGTCAAACAATTAGTAATAAGTCCTAGAAGAGAACATTCTAGAAAGCCTGATGAGATTTACAATTATATTGAAGATTTACTTGATGGGCCATATGTTGAATTATTTGCAAGAACAAAAAGAAAAGGTTGGGATAGTTGGGGAAATCAGATAGACAAGTTCTAGTCGCAGTTGGTGACAGTTGGACAGATGAAAACTTTCAAAGTTCTGTTTATAAAGATGTAGATTGTAGTTGGCCCAAATGGCCTGAACATCTTGCTAAAGAATTGGATATGGACTTAATAAATCTTGGCGCCTCTGGCTCTGGTAATTTAGAGATATTTTCTAAAGTAGTAGATGCAACACAACTAGAAAATATTGGTGGTATGGTAGTTATGTGGAGTGAACCAGATAGAATAGATTTTGAAGTGCATGGGGCCAAAGATTTAACTGGTTATAATAAAGTAACGGACAGTGCTTTTTTTCACTGGAGTCCTAGACGATCTCTTGGTAATAAAAGACAAACACACATGCCACTAGAACAGCGTTATACAACATTTTTTGATAGGGGAATAGTTAAAAGAACATTACAAAGGTCACCTACAGATTTTGACCATCTTGCAGATGATGTATTGAAACTAGGTATATGGCATATATCAACCACATGGAGACTTACTTTTAGATATATGTTTACTGTGCAAAATTTATTGGAAAATTTAAAGATACCATATTTACAAATTCAAGGAACTAATCCATTTTTTGTTTGGATGACAAATGATAAGGGCGAATGGACACAAGATTATGAAGAAGAACTGGATAAACTTTGTAGACATTTAAAGACTTCAGATTATATGTTTAGTATGGATAGTGAAAAATTTGTAGGATGGCCATGTTTTGAAAAACTTGGTGGGTATAGAGCAAGTAATGTTATACGAGATGAGAAGTATAGAATGGGTGCAGAAGATTCACATCCAAATGAAGAAGGACACCGAATCATTGCGAATCACTTACTTGAAGAATGGAACAAAATCTATAAATGACAGAAAAGCGTGAT